AAGGTGCCAGGCACAACCCCTGACGAGGTGTGCCGCAAGATCATCGCCAGTGGCATACCTTACGACCAGATCATCCGCGAGTATGACCGCTGGATTCACATCAGCGTACCCAGCAGCGTGGATACAGCGCCTCGCAGGCAGGCGCTGATCATTGACAACAAGGGCACTCGCCTGTTCGTCTAACTCAAGACGGCGTAGGCCAGCAGGGGCCAGATGGTCAGACCCAGGATTGCCATCAGTACCCAGTAGCCCAGCCGCTTGAGTTGGTAGCGCCAGATGCTCGGTGGCAGCGGGTCTGCTGCCCTCATCACCGGACGATATGTCGCCACACGGATCGGACAGTCCCGGCCTTGATTGCAGTTTCCGTAGTCATCACAACAGTTGGGCATGGTGTCTCCTTTTGGTCGAGGTATTCGCGCAGCCACTTTGAGCCGCCGAGTGCTTTGAATCGCGCCATTTGAGTGTCCGAGAGTCTAATCTCGCGGGACTTAATTGGATCTGGTGGTTTAGGCCGTGGCATACGTTTCCGTGATGACCCATTGAGTTTTTGGTTTCCTGTAGTTCACGCCCCACTTCAGTCGATCCTTGGGGTGAGGGCAATCGTCGGGCACAGGCACAGCAATCCACACCTTCTCGTACTGCCCACGTTTACCCATGCGCCAGCGATCAACATAGGTGTCGGGCATCGTCCGCAGTGATGTCCTGATGTTGGCAACGTGCATGCCCGTGGCTTGCGCGATCTCATTGGGCGTCATGCCACTCGGATGTGCGCGAAGCACGGTGCGTATTCTTTTCTGCCGCACGGGGGTCATGGTGTCTCCGTGGCGTTGTGCAGATAGGCCGTCAAACGCTTGATCTGCGCCTCGCGGTACTTGCACATGGACTCGGCATACTCACGGGCTGTTTGGGCCTCCAGCAGCCTGCGCTTGGACTCCTCCAACTCTTTGAGCGCCAGCACCTCGGCACTTGGTGTGGCCCACAGTTTCTTCAGTTCATTGATCATTACATTTACTCCAGTGGTTGATGTGACACAAGTGTATCACACATTTTTAGATATGCGATATTGTTTTACAGCGTTACGAAGTCCGGCCTGCGTGGTGGCCTTGTCATCCAGCGCCATGCCCTGTGCTTGGTCAAGGGTGTCCTTGCACATGATGCGGTGACAGATCACGGGCACCCCTTGGCCTTGGCGGCGCACTCGGGCGTTGAACTGCTCGTACAGGTCCAGCGACCAGTTGAGGCCATACCACACGAGGATGTGGCCGTTCTTTTGAAGGCCGTCAATCCCGTGACCCATCGATGCAGGGTGGCCGATCATCAGGGAACAGTCGCCCGTTTTCCAGCGGTGCATGGCGTTGGTCAGCGATGCCTCGCTCTTGCACTCGGTCAGGTTGATCGGGTCAAGGTGCTTAAACTTCTCCATGATCCTGGCAGCGTCTGATCTGTACGCATACGCACACAAGATCGGACTACCCTGTGCCTCGTCGATGATGTCCTCAAGGGCATCCAGCTTCAGGTCATGCACAGGCTCCCACAGCGGCATCCCGGCCACCGGGTACATAGCGCCGTTGGAGAACTGGAGACACTTGTTGGTCAGCGATGCCTGGTTAAACGCCTCGACCTCTTTGCCGCTGTCCAGCACCAAGAAGAACTCTTTTTCCATCTTGTCGTATTTGGTCCGAAGGTCATCGGGCATCTCGATCTCAATGTTGTTGACCATCAGGTCCGGCAGGGGGTTGTAGTCCTCGGCCGACATCTCCAGCGTGATGTCACCAATCAGCTTTTTGATGGTGTCCTCGGTGTCTTCATACGGCACTTCCTTATAGGGTCCAGCCTTCTTGTAAAACCGGGTGCGAAACGCTGTCTTGCTGGTGCCCAAGCGCTCACCACGGTCCACCACGAGGAACTGACCGTGCAGGTCTTTGTACCCGTTGCTTGCCGGGGTGCCGGTGAGGCCCGTTGCCCAGTCGAACTTGTCAGCGATCTTGCGAAACGCTTTGACCCGGTTCGTGGCGCTGTTCTTCATCTTGCTGATCTCGTCCCAGATGATTCCGTTGAACGGCATCGGGCGTTCCTTCTTGACGAAGTAGGTCTGCAATGTCTCAGAGAGCCAGCCGAGGTTTTCATAATTGATCATGTAGACATCAGCGGGGCGCAGCAGGGCGCGTGTGCGCTGGTCCTTGGTGCCCGTGATCATGCTGAACCGCAGGTGCTTGGTGTGCTCCCACTTCACAGCCTCTTGACGCCACACGAGTCGGATGACTCGGATGGGGGCCACGATGATCACACCCTTGAGGAACTGGGTGCGGATCAAGTGAGCCAAGCTGGTCAGCGTGATCACGGTCTTGCCCAAACCCATGTCCAGCCACAGCATCGAGTGCGGGTGGGTGCATTGGAAGTTGACAGCCTTTTGCTGGTAGCCGTGGAGCAGATCAGGTGTCAGCATCAGTAGTACCACTCTAATACGTTGCGACTTGTTTCTAACCACCACCCCGGAGTACTGCCCACAGGTTCATAAAATCTTTCATGCACCTCGTAGTGTTCTAACCACACTTGGTAATCACCAACCGTTGTCTTTTTCCACGCAAACACTCGACGGGTTCGGGTATTACCTTGTTTGGGTGCATCAACCTTTTTAATTTTAAATTTCATGTCATGCCCCCATCACCATCACGTCAACCATCAACTTACCCTCGGCCACGTTGTCGATGACAAACACGTTGACCATCTGCTGGCGCAGTTTGTCGTGCTCCCGGTACTGCGCTGGCGTGGGCACTTGACCCTCGCGCTTGAACTCGCAGAACCACATGCGCCCATCAGGTCCGATGAACAGACGATCAGGCACAGCGGCACGGGCAGGGCTGGTGAACTTGTACGCCAGCACACCCTTTGACTTGGCGTAGTCGCAAACCTTGGCTTCAATTTGTTTTTCCAGCATTGCGTGTCTCCAGTTCGATCAGCAACTCAATGTAGTGCTTGGCCTTTTCAAGATCAGCGATGCCGTTTTTCTTGCGCCAGCGAGAAACGTACTTGATCACGTTGCCCTCAAAGTAGCCAATCGCGTTGGCGTAAATGAACTCGACTGGCTGGATCGGCAAGTCCTTGTAATGATTTCCCGCAACCTGTTTAGCCAATGCGTCAAACGCTTCATCTTCTTCAAGTGTCACTTCAAACTTAGACATAGTTTCTCCACTTCTCTGACGTAATAATCAAAATCCACTGGCAGCTTGCCAGCGTCACGAATGTCATTGCACGGCTGAACGCCCCACCCAGACTCCACACCGATCTTGCGCCACACACCTGGCTTGGTCTTGAGGGGCGGCATCCACTTGAACAGGTGCCCACCACCCTCGGCGATGTAGTAGCGCGTGATGTTCTGAAGCTGCGAGGTCACCCCGTCACGCTCGATTGCCAGATAGCTGGAGCGCGGCACCTTGGTGCGAAGCATGAAGTCCATGATCTCGGGCCACTGCTCCACAGTCTCGCGGATCGGCGCACCCTCGACCAACACCTTCTCGGCCACCTTGGCAATCACCATGCCTCCGTGGTTCTGGTGCCACTCCATGTCGTATTCAAAACATCCTTTTCTTTTTATGCGACCCATACATCCCTCTTTCCGTGATTAACGTGGTATTCGTGTTTACGTTCAGCTTCAACCCGAGCCTTAATTGCGTCTTCTTTTTGCTTGAAATATCCAATGTGGGTTCGTTTATTTCCTGTACCAATGTATGCGTGCCAAGAATTTTTTAAACGACTGTAAGAGACGCCGCAAACGCCGGAGGTATTTGACTGACGAAGCCCCATGTTTCGTAAATTCTCTTGCCGGGAAACTAGTCTTAAATTTTCCCAACGGTTGTCAGTTCTATCCCCATTTACATGATCTACATCACACTTGGGAAATTCACCAGTCATGTATAAAAATATCAACCTGTGAACCTTGTACACAGTTTTGTCAATGTTCATTTGTAGATAACCCCAACCGTCACCATTTGGGTTCGGCAAACTCCTACACTCGTATTCATTACCAGTCCAAGATTTTTTTCGGATGCGTGTGAACTCTCCAGTGTCAGGGTTGTAATTGCAAATATGTTTTAGTTGCTTTTGGGTAATCATTCGTCGTACTCCGCAAGGTAGTTATTCACATTCAAAATCCACATTCTTTTGTAAACAGCCTCTTCAAGAGTCAACCCTGTGCGCTGCTGCCATGCTGCGGCAGCGGTGTCCACCAGCCACTTGTTGGCACGGGGCACCCGCACGGTCAGGCCGTCAGTGTTTACTTGGATCAGCTTGAGGCCGTCGATGTGCATTAGCCCCTCGGCCAATACGCACAGCAACAGTTGACCATTGAGCGTGATCGTCATGGTGTACAGCGGGTCGTAGAACACAGAGAACTGGTTGTTGCTGTCACCATAGACGCCGTTGAGCGCCAGCTTCAGCATGGCGCTTTCAGCCGACTTCTTGGGGTACGACTTGCGCTGGTCGTACAAATTCTTGTAGATGTGGCAAAACGATTTGCCCAAGTGCTCGGGGTAAAACCCGTTGGCAATCGCCAAGTTCGGGTAGTACGATGCAACGTCAAGGTCCACAATGACGAACTCGTCATCGGACTCGATCACCTCGGACTCCACTGAGCCGTGGATGCCACCAAGACCAAAGACAAAGTCAAAGCCATTGACCCGAGCAACCACGTCTTCAAACACGCCCTTAGTCTCGGTGATTGACTGATCCTTGAGCCAGTTGAGCACTCGGGTCAACTCGGTGTTTTCAAACTCGACCCACGGCAGTATGGCGTCCTTCAAGTGAATCACCGGGCGCTTGGTCTGCCGAGGTATGCGACCTTTGGGGCCGAAGTCGTACAGGGCGACACCGGCCTCTTCAAGTTTGAGCGAGAAGAACTCTTTGCCGATCTTGGTGTCGTTGAAGTTGAGCCAGTCTTTACCGGGGTACATGACGCACATCTTCTCGCGGAACGCGATCATGTCCATCGACTTGTGCAAGAACGCCTTGGTCTGCGACACATCGTGTGCGTTGTACTGCTTGAGCTTGACGATCTCGCCCGGTGTGAGTGTGGTGCCCACCTTGAACGGCAAGTCCTCGATGCTGTCGGAGCGCATGTTGAACTCCAGCATCTTGAGACTGGTGGCCCGTGCCTTGTTGTCAAAGTGGTGAATCTTGAACAGGTCGATCTGCTCGACGTGGCGATCTGATGGCTTGATTTGGTGCATCCAGCGCCCCTCGTCACCATCTTGCGCCGTGATGATTGCCATCGCTTTGTTGTACAGCGTCTGGGCATCGCTGTAGCCCATCTGCATCAGCGTATGGATGACGGGGTAGTCGAACCCCAAGTTGTTGAACCCGACCATCCGGGCGCTCGTATCCGAGAGATAGCGTAGAAACTCAATGATCTCTTTGGAGTCGTTGCTCTGATCGCTGATTTCAAAAGACCAGCGTAGCGGTGCTTCTGCATGTTCCAGCGCCAGCGTGAAGACGTTGGGGTAGGTTTCGATGTCGTACACATAGTCGTTACTCATTACTCTTACCAGTTAGGTGGGGTGATGCTGCTAGTTCCTCATTTCCATCTTGCGATGTGCTGTCCCACAGCTCCTCATTTAACTTGCAGCCTCAGTATGCAAGCACATCACCCCGATTCGATTACTGACCGCCCAAGAAGGATGGCAGACCTGGCTGTGCAAACGGTGCAGCAGGCATGGCTGGGTACGGATTGGCACCACCAAAGCCAGCAGGAGCACCACCAGCCACAGCACCAAACAAACCAGACGCATCGGTAGCGCCTTCGCCAAACGGTGTGTCATCACCGGCAAACTGAACAGCAATCAGGTCGCAGCGGATGCCACGGCCAACCTTGTTGTCCTGCGGCCAAGGCTTAATAGCAGCGTTGACTCGGCAGCCACCGTACATCTTACGGGCCAACTGTTGATATGCCATTGTGTTGGCCGGGTCAACAGGTGAGCCGTCAGCTTGGATCATCTGCGGTGCAGTGTCGCGGCCAGCAGTGATGTAGATGTTGCCAGCATAACCATCGTATGGCTGCATGGTTTTGCGGCTAATCTTTTCCTCACCACGACCAAAGCAGCGGGTCTTGCGATCGTTCTGAATCATTTGCATAACGGCTTGAGCGTGCTCTTTCCACTTCTGCAACGCAATAGCACCATAACGTGCCATGAATTGAGCAAAGCCAGGGTGATCCTGCGGCATCAAGAACTCAGCGTTGTAGCTAATGCGAGTGGCACCAGTGGCCTCGTTCACCTGCTTCTGAGGTTCTGCGAGGTGGGGAAAAGACAAACGGACATTGGACAGAAAAATGATATCGGACATTACGGTTACTCCATTGATTTACGAAAGCCACGAGGGCAGGACTTCAGTCTGTTCAACAGACTGAACTTGGACAACACCGTTGTTCACGGTGTATTCGATTTTGGTCGTGAAATCGCCAGCTACACGACCTTCATCTACTGCGCTAAACAGCGGCGCAGCATTGGTGATGACAGCGGGTCGGCTGTCAGATTCAGGGGCCACGGTGAGCTTGCCAGCCATCTTGCTGACGTACTCTTGGTCCATGCGTTTGAGTTGGCGCTCGGTCAGTGTGACCTTGGTGCCATCGCGCTTTTCCCAAGTCAGCTTCTCAGCCTTGGCGGGAGACACGAGTTTGGTTTCATAGATCGCTGTCTTGGGGATGCCCATCTTGACCAGCTTCTCGGCTATCTCAGCTTCAGGCAGCGCCCATGCACGAGAGCCACGGCCATTAACCAGCTTGATGCCGGGGATGGTCTGACCAGCTTGCAGGCGGCGCAGCGCTTCGGCTTCGACACCTTCGAGCAACTGGCGCATCAGGGGAGCAGCTTCCATGATCTGAGCGATCTGGGTATCGTCCATCGTGGATGGGTCTTTGTCGGCACTTTGCTGTGCGACATCGAGTGTTTGCGTTACGACAGGCTGGAACATGATCCCGACCTCCTTCATTACGCTACTTGCCAGTGCAGAGCATGAACCCTTGGCACGACAGAATTTACATTGACTTTCACCCGGTACAAGTGGTGCATCTGGTTTGTCAGTTGCAGCAGCTTGCGTGATGATTGTACCCATGTTCGCCAGCAGGTCATGCACCGACACATCATGCGATGTGATGGGTGCCATGCCACGCAGGGCCAGCTTGGGCTGGATGATTGTCATGCGAACTGTCTTGAACGGGTAGTCACCGTTAACGGGCAACTTGTAGCCAGCCAGGACACCGTAGGCGTACTGTTCAAGCTGCAAGTTGCCTTCGGCGCTAACGATTCCCATGCCGTCTTTGTAGTCGATCAACTCAAGAGTTTCGTCACCAACGATCTGAAGGTCCACCGTACCCGACAAGTCGTCACGACCGAGCAGGTGCGCGGGGTCAACACGAGTTTCGCTAATTACCTGAAGTCCAAGATTTTTAATCTGGTGAACGTAGTCAAATGCAACCTTGACACGTTCAGCACGGTCCTTGTCAACATGGAACGAGCCTTCGTGATCGGTCATCAACTGACCCACCATTGACAGTGGGTCAACAAACTGTTTGATGCAGTGCTCAAGCAGCGTGTGGCTGTGTGTCCCGTCCTTGGCAGCAGGGCCGCTGTCTTGTTCGGGGTATTTGGCTTCCTCTCGAATCGAGCCAGGGCACAAGGCCCAACGGCTACGCTTCGATGGAGACAGTTGGGCGTGGGTGCTCACTTGAGTGCTTCCACACCAGCAAACAAAGCGCCGTAGTGCTCGGGCTTCACATCGTTGATGTTCTGGTAACCCAGACCCACCAGCACGTTTTGAATCTGTGCGCCCTTGGCAGCGCCGAGTGCTTTGTAGGCACCCATGACGTAGTCGATCAGACCCTTGCCGTCAGAGAACGGTGCGCCAGTGGGAGCAGGTGCTGCCACAGGTGCAGGTGCCACGAAGGCGGGAGGCGCTGGCATCGCTGGAGCAGCGGCCACGGGGGCTGGTGTGTCCACAACAGACACATGAACCGGGGCAGCTTGTACCACAGGGGCGGGTGTTGGCGCAACAGGTGCAGCGGGTGCTACATTGCTCGACTCCAGCTTGGCAGTCAGGGCGACCACAGCAGCAGTCAGGGCTTCGATTTTATTTTCCAGTGACATAAAGTTTCTCCAGATTACGGGTTACAGGGGGTTGAATTGTGAGGCGGTCTTCAACAAACGCCTCGACGATTTCACGATGCACTTCGCTCGGGGTTCCGATCTTTCGTGCTTTCTCATGAAACTTGGTGCGCGTCTTGTCTGTCACTCGGACAGTCATAAACGCTGATTTTGGTGGGGTTGTCATAAATAATTTCCTTGACCGTTGACGCAAGTGTAGCAGACTGTGATACGATTGTGCAACGGTTTTGAAATTATTTTTGCAAAAAAGAAAAGCCCCGGTGGTTAGACCGGGGCTTGAAAAGGAGAAATCCATGAAGTACACACTGGCAACTGCATTCACCAGCGAACCCATTTTATGACAGCAATCCCCACAGTGCAAGCGCACCCGGCATCCATCGATGCGTACATCCGGCACGGCTGGTCACTGGTGCCCATCCCGGCAGGCACCAAAGGCCCACGCACACCTGGCTGGAACGTCAAGAACAACGCCCTGAAATCTCAGGCCGACCTGCCCAGTGGCTACGGCATCGGGCTGGCCCATGCCTACAGCGGCACGATGGCCTTGGACATCGACGAGTGGGACACCACCACCACGGCGCTCAAGCAGCATGGCATCAATCTGCAAGAGTTGTATGATGCAAACGATGCTGTCATCGTGGACTCGGGCAGGGCTGGTCACGGCAAGCTGCTGTACCAAATGCCCTTTGGCCTCGCGCTCCCGTCCAAAAAGATCCTCATCAACGGCATCACAGCCTACGAGCTACGCTGCGCCACGGCCAACGGTCTTACGGTGCAGGATGTCATGCCCCCATCGATCCACCCGGCCACGCTCCAGCCCTACCGCTGGGCAGGCAAGGGTCACTGGACGCGACTGCCTACGGTGCCCCAGCCCCTGCTCGACCTGTGGCAGACCCTGCTGGCGCAGGACAAGGAGCGCACCATCGGCACGGGCGATGCTGTCGATGCCTCATGGGAAGACATACGAACAGCCCTTGAGGCCATCAGCCCCAACTGCTCCCGTGAGGAGTGGGTCACGGTGGGCATGGCGCTCAAGTGGGCAGGGGAGCAGACAGACCAACTCGACCCTGCACTGACGCTGTGGAATGACTGGAGTCTGCCCTCGGCCAAGTACCCTGGCGAAAAAGACATCATCGCCCAATGGACCAGCTTTAAGAACGACAAGGCCACGGCCGTCAAGCTGGGCAGCCTGTTCCACATCGCCAAGCAGTATGGCTGGACCCGGCCGCTACCCGACATCACGGCCATGTTCTCCGCTGTGGAGGCACCCGCCGACCCAAAGTCGGTCATCGTTGACCTGCGGCCACGGCCACCGATGATGGATGTATCCCTGTGGCCTGCTGTGATCGCTAGACGTGCTGGCGAGATCGGCCAAACGGTGGGCTGTGACCCATTGGTGCCCCTGTTCGCAGGGCTGGCCGCTGTCTGCGGTGTGGTCGATGCTCGTACCCGACTCGAACTCATCAAAGACTTCAAGGTGCCCCCGGTGCTGTGGCTGATGACCATCGGTGCTCCGGCCGACAAGAAGACACCGGGCAGTGCGCCCATGCTGGCCCCGCTGAAGCACCTCGAGCACGAGGATCGCCCACGCCACGGCAAGGCGCTCCTAGAGTGGGAGGGTCAAGAGGCCATGTATGCGTCCAGCAAAAAGGCATTCTTGGAGTTCTCAGCCAGCCCCGAGGCGATGCTCTCAGGCGATCAGGCTCCTGTGGTTCACGACCTGCCACCCCAGCCCGTGCCCCTTCGCATCACGGTGGATGACGTGACCAGCCAGAAGCTGGTGCGCTTGGCTGCCGACCGCCCCCGTGGGCTGCTGTGCGCTCTGGACGAGATGAATAGCTGGGTGAGAAAGCTCACCGACAAGGCCAGCGGCGAGGATCGCTCGGCATGGGTCAAGGCTTACGAGTCGTCACCCTATGAGATGGACCGGGTAGGCAGTGGGTCGATCTACGCTGAGAACTTGGCTGTGTCGATCTCCGGCAACATCCAACCCCGCGTGTTCCGCGAGAACCTGCACAATCTTTCTGCCGATGGTCTGGTGCAGCGCTTCGTGCCCTGCATCCTGAACGGTGACCTGACCCGCAAGCCCGTGGAGATCCCCGA